AGACGATCCCGTTCAACCCGGGAAGCAGGCTCGACATCGCCCGCGGGCTGAACGAGCTCTACGGGTGGAAGCCGGTGCTTGTCACGCCGTCCGGCCAACCCAGGATCGACGAAGAGATCCTCTCGGAACTCAGGTACCCGGAGGCCGAGATGCTGACGGAGTACCTGTTGGTCGTGAAGCGTCTCGGTCAGGTCGCGGAGGGCGAGGAGGCGTGGATCAAGCTTGCGAAGGGCGGCAAGATCCACGGCAGGATCAATCCGGGAGGGACGGTCACGGGACGTGCCTCTCATGCTCGTCCCAACATGGCGCAGGTCCCTGCATCCCGCAGCCCCTACGGTAAGGAATGCCGGTCACTTTTTCTTCCAAGGAACAAGTGGTCTCTGGTGGGAGCGGACGCCTCTGGTCTTGAGCTCCGCTGCCTCTCCCACTATCTCAACGCCTACGACGACGGGGCCTACGGCAAGGCCGTGGTGAGCGGCGACATCCATTGGCAGAACGCCATCGCGTTCGGGCTGGTGGCCTCCGGGACCAAGAGGGACAAGCACGATCCGGAGCATGAGGCGGCCCGCAACCAGAGCAAGACCCTGATCTACGCCATGATCTACGGAGCGGGGGACCAGAAGCTCGGGTCCGTCCTCGGGTGCGATGCCAAGGTCGGCAAGCGCCTCCGTGCCTCGTTCGAGAAGAAGGTTCCGGCCTACAAGATGCTCCGGGACGCCGTGGCGAACGCATCGAAGCGGGGGTACCTGGTTGGCCTTGACGGCCGCCGGTTGCCCATCCGCTCCCAGCACTCGGCCCTCAACACCCTCCTCCAATCCGCGGGAGCCGTGGTGATGAAGGTCGCCCTTGTGGACTTCGTCCGGGGCATGGTCATGGACGGCCTGGAGTGGAACAAGGACTTCGCGGTCATCGGGTGGATCCATGACGAGTTCCAGATCGAGTGCCGGCCTGAGCTGGCAGAGCGTGTTGGACACGGTGCGGTCGCCTCAATCACCGCAGCAGGACCCGAGCTCGGGTTCCGCTGCCCCCTCGACGGGGAGTTCCGAGCAGGAGCATCATGGGCCGAGACGCATTGAGCGGAGCCTGTGGATCGCCTACCTCGCCGGCTACCTCGACGGGGAGGGTTGCTTCACCGTCTGGCACGGAACCACGGCGGCGATCTCGGTAAGCAACACGTTTCCCTACGTCCTCGAGGCGCTGAGGCGGGAGTGGGGAGGGAGCATCATGCGGAAGTCGGGGACCAAGAACGGGCGGACGGCATGGGAGTGGCGGGTGTGGGGGGACAAGGCCATCGACGTCGCCCGGATGGTTTCCCCATACCTCGTCGAGAAGCGGGTGCAGGCCGACCTCATGTCGCAGATCCGGGTGTGGCCTCCGGGATCCAAGCAGAGAACGGACCTCGTCGAACGTCTGCGGGCCCTGAAGAAGATCGACTACGGAAAGGATCACGGATGACTGACCTGTCGCTGACCACCACCTCGGAACTCGTCGATGAGCTGGCGAAGCGCGTCGATGCCTTCCTGTTCATCGCGTACCAGGACCGGAGCAAGCAGTCCTACGCGCTCATCACGGAGTTCAAGGGCAGCGCCCTCGAGGTCATCGGCCTGTCCGAGATGCTCAAGGACCGCGTCAAGGAAGTCGTGGCGGACAGCCGGGAAGCGGGGGAGGAATGAAGACCCGCATCGTCATCGACGGGGACATCCTGTGCTACACGGCGGCGGCCTCCGTCGAGAAGCCCATCGACTGGGGCAACGACTTCTGGACCCTGCACTCTGACCTCTCCGAGGCCAAGAGCCGGGTGGACATCGACATCGTTGAGTTCGTGGAGCGGCTGAACGGCTCCTCCTACACGGTCTGCTTCAGCGACCATGCGAACTTCCGCAAGCGCGTGTACCCCGATTACAAGGCGAACCGGAAGGACCAACGCAAGCCCGTGTGCTTCGCCGCCCTCCGCGCATACATCCAGGAGTGCTGGCCCTGCGTCACCTGGAAGAACCTCGAGGCGGACGACGTCATGGGCATCCTCGCCACGGACCGGAGGCAAGACGTGGTGATCGTCTCCGCCGACAAGGACATGAGGACGATCCCGGGGAAGTGGTTCAACCCGAACAACCCAGACGCCGGGGTCCTTGAGGTATCCGAGTCCGAGGCTGACCGCACCCACCTGATCCAGACGCTCACCGGAGACCGCGTCGATGGATACCCGGGGTGTCCCGGGATCGGCCCTGCACGGGCGGAGAAGATCGTCGATGGGGGATGGCCGGCGGTGGTGGAGGCATACGTCAAGGCCGGCCTCAACGAGGAGGTCGCTCTGACCCAGGCCCGCATGGCCTACATCCTGCGGAAGGGTGACTACGTCAAGAAGACCGGGAAGGTCCGTCTCTGGAACCCAAGGAATGGCTGAACATGGACTCATGGATGACTCTGAACTTCTGTAGTTGGGAATGCACGATCCGCCTCACCGGGCACGACGAGGAGAAGGACGGGAAGCTGTGGGCGAAGGCTGACATGAACGTGGGCGACGACGTGGTCTGCCTGATGATCTACACCAAGGATCAGAACAACGAGGACCAGCCCAAGGCGTGGATCGACATTCCGGTGTGGCTGGTCGGGCCGTTGGCTGCGATGGTCGAGGCCGCGAAGGGGAAGGAGGATCTCGGTGAACGATGACATTGACCGTGGGTACGAGTGCTTTTGTCATGTCTTCAGCGACCCCGTAGATCGTCTGTGCATGTACTGCCGCTCGTTCCGGGAGGAGTGGGAGAGAGAGCAAGCGGCGGAGCGTGAACGGGAGCAAGCCGAAGACCTGGAGGACGACGTCCATGACTCTCGACGTGATCGAGTTTGAGTTCCCCCGCACCCCCGATGGATGGCGGGACTGGCGCAAGGAGATCGAGGCCATCACCAAGGACCGGGCGCGGAGTTACGAGGATGGTCGTGGGGCTCCCCTTGACCATCAGTTCGTCATCATCGTCGGGAACCTCCTCGACGAGATCGACCGCCTCCGGAAGCTGGTGCTGGTTGAGGAGAACGTCGCGGACGTGTTCCGGATCGACGCCGAGCGGTACCGCGCCGAGCGCGACGAGGCGAGGCGGATGTATTGCCACGCCATCTGGCTCCAGGGTGGGTTGCCCCCATTGAACGTGGCCCAAGACAAGGGTTGGGACTGCTTTGAGAGGAAGGCATGATGTATCCCGAGCAGCACATCCAAGAACTGGTGAAGACGATCAACACGCTCCGCGCCGAACGCGACGAGGCGAGGCGGAGAATCTGCGAGATGGAAGCGGAGTGCATCGTGTTTCCGCCGTGTAGTCCGCAGCAATATGCCGTTCGCATGGATTGGGACTGCTTCAAGGAGGAGCCATGAGCGGAGAGTGCAACATCTGCGGAGAATGGGGATGCACGGAGAGCAGGCACGAACACACAAGCGACGGGATGACCTTGAAGGACTCCGGTGCCCGCCAGACCTGGGAGACCGGATCCCGCCGGGACACCCGTGACGGCAAGGGGCGCTTCGATCTTCTCCCGTGGGACATCGTGTGGGCTGACGCCAAGTACATCGAGCTCGGTGCCAAGAAGTACGGGGACCGCAACTGGGAGAAGGGTCAACCCCTGTCCCGGTACCTCGACTCCGCCTGTCGTCACCTCGCCAAGTACATGGCAGGACAGCGGGACGAGCCCCACCTCCTGGCCTGCCGGTGGAACATCGCGGCCTACCTCTGGACCCTCTCAAGGATCAAGGAGGGGGTCCTGCCGGTGTCTTTGGACGACCTCGGGGAATCCCAGAAACCACCTATGGATACAAATGGATGATCTCCCCCTGATCCACCCCTCGTTGGTGGAGGCCCTGAAGCAGCGTTTCCCCCTCCCCGTGCCTCGGATTGAGGACGGGGAGCGTCACATCTGGCATAAGGTCGGGGCGTGGTCGGTCGTCCAGTTCCTTGAGAAGGCCGTCAAAGACCAACAGGAGAAGACCCGTGTGCAGCGCACCGAAGATTCCGGCACCTAAGCCGCCCCCGCCGCCTCCGCCGGCACCCGTGAAGATGACCGAAAGCATGACTCCGACCGCAGCGACTCGGATGAAGCGGCGCAAGGGCGGGTTCGGCCTTGATCTCCTGACGATCCCGATGGCCGGGATGGACTCGGGGACGGGCGCACAGATCCCCGGGACCTAATCAATGGAATCAGCGAAGAGCCTGTGGCTGAAGTTGGATTCGGCCAAGTCGTCCTACGTCCTCAGGGCCCGCAAGGGTGCCGAGCTGACGCTCCCGTTCACCTACCCCCCGGCGGGTACGGGTGCCGTGACGGCGCTGCCGACCCCCTACAACAGCCTCGGTGCGCGGGGAGTGAACAACCTCGCGGCCAAGCTGCTGCTCTCGCTGCTTCCCCCGAACACCCCGTTCTTCCGGTTCACGATGAGCCGGGAGGCCATCCGGCAGGCGGACTCGCAGGAACTCCTCTCCGAACTGGACTACGCCTTCTCGGAGATGGAGCGGGAGATCATGGACGAGATCGAGGGGATGCAGACCCGCCCGGTCATGTACGAGGCGATGCGTCACCTGTTGATCGCAGGCAACGGGCTCCTCGAGCTCACCGCCGACGGCAAGTGGCGGTTCCGCGGGATCGAGAACTACTCGGTCGAGCGGGACGCCTCGGACAACCTCCTGCACCTCGTCACCAAGGAGACGGCGTCGGTGATGGCGCTTCCCTCGGGCATCCGAGAGATGGTCCTTGCGGAGCAGGGGGAGAGCGCGGAAGAGGTCGATGTCTTCACGGTGGTCTGCCGCCGGGAGAAGAACTACGAGACTTGGCAGGAGGTCATCGGGATCGAAGTCCCCGGCTCCCGCAAGAACTACTCCTACGAGGATCTCCCGTACATCGTCCTGCGGTGGAACCGCGTGGCGAACGAGGACTATGGGCGCGGGTTGATTGAGGAATACCTCGGTGACCTGATCTCCCTCGAGGCCCTGACTCGGAGCATCGTGGAAGCGAGCCTCGCTGCCGCCCGCATCCTGTTCTTGGTCAACCCCAACGGCCTGACCTCCTCCCGCACCTTGCAGGACGCGCCCAATGGTGCGATCCGCGAGGGCAACGCCGAGGACGTCTCGGTGCTTCAGGTGCAGAAGTACAACGATTTCCGGGTCGCCCTCGAGACCATGAACGGGATCAAGGAGCGTCTCGGTCATGCGTTCCTCCTGAACACGGCGGTCCAGCGCACCGGGGAGCGCGTCACCGCGACCGAGGTCCGTGCCATGATCGCGGAACTCGAGTCCTCACTCGGAGGCGTGTTCGCCACCCTGAGCGAGGAACTGAGTCAACCGCTGGTGACGTTGGTGATGAACCAGATGCTCCGCAAGAAGAAGGTCCGCCGGCTCCCCAAGGGAGTCGTTCGTCCCATCATCGTCACGGGCCTCGACGCCCTCGGCCGCGGTCAGGACCTCCAGAAGCTCGACATCTTCCTCGCCGGCATCCGGGACTCCCTGGGCCCGCAGGTGGTGGCCCAGTACCTCGACGTCCAGGGGTACTTGGTGCGCCGTGCATCGAGCCTCGGCCTCGACCTCAACGGCCTCGTCAAGAGCCAGGAGCAGATGCAGGCCGAGGCGCAGCAGGCGCAGCAGCAGGCATTGACGGAGAAGCTCGGGCCCTCGGTGATCCAGGGTGGAGCCAAGTTGATCGGGCAGCAGATGCCCCAGGGACAAGGAGAGATGACAGTTGGCTGAATCGACCCCCACGTTCACGACGGATTCTTCAGTCGGTCCCAACGACGCGGCGTACATCGCCCGCGCCGAGGCCGCAGCGCAGCAGGCGGAAAAGGCCAATGGGCCGGCGGGTGATTTCGACATGACCTCCGAGGCTCCCAAGGAGCCGCAGGTTGCCTCGGAATCGCCCGCTCCGCTTGCTGGCAAGTTCAAGGACGCGAAGGAACTCGAGAAGGCGTACCTCGAGTTGCAGAAGAAGCTCGGTTCCGGCGAGAAGGCCGCCGAGGAGACCACGAAGCAGGCCGAGAGCCTGATCGGTCCCGAGGCCCTCGACTCGTTCGTGAGCGAGTTCCGCACCTCCGGTGCCCTCAGCGAGGACTCCTACGCCAAGTTGCAGGGGCTCGGCCTCTCCAAGGGCGTGGTGGACGCCTACATCGAGGGCCAGAAGGCCGTGGCGGACCGTCAGGCAGAGGCCGTGTACTCGACCGTCGGCGGCCGTGAGCAGTTCCAGCAGGTCATCGACTGGGCCGCCGCCAACCTCCCTGCCGACGAGCAGGAGGCGTTCAACGGCATCATGTCCTCGGGTGACCTCAAGGCGGCCACGTTCGCCGTGAAGAACCTCACGGCCCGGTTCGCGGCCGAGGCAGGGAACCCGGTCAGGGTCGAGGGAAAGACTGTTGCGACCCCCACGGGGTTCCAGAGCAAGCAGCAGATGGTCGCTGCCATGACCGATCCCCGGTACCAGCGGGACCCCGCCTACCGGCGAGAGGTTGCCCTGAAGATGCAGGCGTCCCGCTTCGAGGGCTGATGCGGTTCGTCATCCTCGCCGTCCTGCTGCTTGCGGGATGCAACCCGGTGCAGCGCATCGCGGTGTCCTCGAACGAGATCCGGGCCGAGGCGCAGGAACTCCAGAGGCACGGCCTCGAGGTCGGTGACGACTTCGTGGTGGAGCGGGCGACGAGGATCGACGGGCTCGCTGCGGGAATCCACAAGGAACTCCCGAACGTCCAGAACAAGCCGAGCGAGTTGATGGACCTCCTGAAGTGGGGGGCCATCGCCGCGGTCCTTGTCGCGGTCGCCGTGATCCTGTGGCAGACCGGGATCGGGACGTTCGTGAAGGTCGCAATCGGGTGGGTACCCCGAAAGGTCAAGGACGAGGCGCGTCTGGCCGCCTCGGTCCTCTCGGAGAACAAGCCAGAGGACGTTCGGGAATGGATCGCGGTGAAGCGGTCCGACCCGACTTGGAACCGGGCATTTCAAGATGCCCAGAAGGAGATCAGATGATTCTCGACATTCTCGCTCTTGCCGGCGCTCTGGTCGTGGGCGGTGCCCTCGGCTACTGGCTGTGCAAGTCCAAGAAACTGTCCTTCTGAGAAGGACAGATAGTGGAACTTTAGTTTCCACTTTGACTGACTAACGCCCCGGCATGGGAAGCCATGCCCGGGTGATTCAACGCTTCATCCACGCTCTCGGCAGGGCGTGGCTGATGAGGTCCGGGGACTGACGACCCGCATCCGCTGAGGCCCCATGCGTGGGACACCCTCGCGTCGATGCCTGTCGCATCACGGGCTGACCCGTACTGCCAACGCAAGTTCACACACAAGGAGTCACCACAATGGCTGGTGAGTTCAACTTTACTGGCAACCGTCAGGGTGCCAACAACGCAGGTTCCGACAAGCGGGAACTGTTCCTCAAGGTCTTCAGCGGCGAGATCCTCTCGAACTACGAGACCAAGCTCGTCCTCTCCCCGCTCGTCCGCAACCGGACCATCGCCGTCGGCAAGAGCGCGACGTTCCCGATCTACGGCAAGGCTTCGGCCAAGTGGCACACCCCGGGCGAGAACATCCTCGAGTCCGCCTCGGGCTACCTCACGGACTTCAAGTTCGGTGAGCGCGTCATCAACATCGACAACATGCTCACGGCCAACACCATGATCCATGACGTCGATGAGCTGATGAACCATTGGGACGTTCGCGGCCCCATCGCTCAGGAACTCGGATGGGCCCTCGCCCGTGCGATGGACGGCTTCGCCATGCGTACCATGCTGGCGGCGTCCCGTGCGACGAACCCCATCTCGAACACGTCGGGCAACGGCACGGCGCTCTCGGGCGAGACGATCACCACCGGCACCGCCGGATCGGTGACGGGCGTCCAGATCGTCGATTCGCTGTTCGACGCCCAGACGCGCTTCGACAACAAGGACGTCCCGGAGACGGGTCGCTTCTGCATCCTGCGTCCGGAGCAGTACGGTGCGGTCCTCGCCGCGGCAGGCCAGTCAAGCACCGCCTTCCGCTTCTCGTCCGACTTCGGTTCGGGCGCGGGTAACGTGGCGCAGGGTTCGGCTTCGCCCATCGAGATCGCTGGCTTCAAGGTGCTCAAGAGCAACCTGTTCCCCCGCGACAACGGCAACGAGTCGGCGGACGCCCTGTGGGCCGCCGGCGGTGGCGCTCAGGCCAACATCGCCAACGACGTGTTCGGCGGTGACGGCGTGGGCTACGGTGCCACGGCGGCGGTGATGAACGACTACTGGGGTGTCTGCGGCCACGCGGACGCCATCGGTTGCGTCAAG